GTCTTGCTGAGGTGAGCTGACGGGCTTGGCGACGACGGGTAGCCATTCGGGTTTGAGCGTCGGCGGCAGGTTTCGCATGCGGCCGATCTTTTCGCGGACCTGTTCGTCGTCCCATACATTCACTCCGCCGCGCTCCCAGTTCGCCAGCGACTGGACCGAGACGCCAATCAACGCCGCCCGCTCCTGCCGGGTCATGGCTGGCGAGGCGCGTTTCGATTTCGGGATGCGTTTCTTGGCTGGCATTATCAAACGGACGTTGGAAAATGGCTCATTCGGAAAAAAAGCGATGAGGCGGAACCTCGGTCGGACCCGCTGATCGGTAGGGTTCCCATAGGGGTGTACTAAGTATAAGCGACTTACGCATGAAGTCTTGCCCGAATCTCCTGCGCCTGCTTTTCCATTGGTTCGAGCAGGTCGAGCGCGCGCTGGAGTTTGATCCTGTCCCAGTTGACGATCTCGGGTTGCATCTTGCGGGACCAGAGCGCGAACTGCTGCGTGATGCCCTCGATGGTCACGATCCCCTTGGCCTTGTCGGCTGGGTTGATGTCAGGCTTCGGTTCGGGTTGCGGCAGGCCGAGTGCTAGCTCCAGTTGGATCTCGACCTCTGCGACGTAGTCCGCGCCCCACTTGGTAGCTGCGAACTCCCTGCTCTGCTTAAGCCACAGGCGCGACGTGGAGCGGCAGAGGAGAATGGTGCGGTGGATGTCTGCCCACTGGTCTTTCGTGGCGTCTGCGGCGATGGTGACGCCATTGGTGGCGAATGTGGATGGGTCGATGATGTTCATGGTTTGTGGTTCTTGGCTTGGATGACTGGATTCTTGGCTTTGTCGGAGAATGTCTGGCGCGTCGAATTGCGCTTGCGGAACTTGAGGCAGTCGAAGGCCCCTGCCCCGCCTGCCAGCACGTCGCGCCAGGCGGTGACATAGTGGGAGATCAGCGCCCTGGTGCAGCCGAGTTGGCGGGCGATCTCGGATTGGCTATGAAATCCGTTCAGCGCATCGAGGCCGAATGCGATGGCCAGCGCGTGGACCTTGGCTTGCAGGTTGCTGCCAGAAATCAGCGTGCCGATCACCGCGCCTAGTGTCTCCGCTTGTAGTCGGCGGGATGCGGCGTCGATGTCGAGGAGGATGGTGGCTGCCACCTTCAAGCTCACGCCGTAGCGGTCGGCGGCAATCTCGACGGGTGTGTCGATCTCCGCGGCCATGTCGGGCGTGTAGGAACCAGTCGATTCGTAAAGCACCCACAGTCATCTATGAGCATCCCCTTGCTAATGCAATCTTTTTGTTTGTGTAAAATGATTGTGTTAAAAGGAGGTGGGGGGGGTGTTATTTTTTGGGCCGGTCAGCACCGGGGGGGGGGTGTAAACATAATCAAGCGCCCCCCCGGTAAAGGGGGGCGCTTAGTGATGGCAAAAATCAGAATGGGATGTCGTCCGATTCGTCGTCTTCGCTCGGTGCGGGTGCGGCTTTTGGTGGCGCTGCTCCGTTCTGGTCTGCGGCTCGGGCCTGGGGTTTGCTGCCGTTGCCCTCGATCCTCCACCCTTGGAGGCTGACGTAGTGCTTGCCATTGTATTCGTTGCCGCGGACGTTGTAGCTGACCGTGACCACATCCCCCTTCGAGTAGCGGTCCAGCTTGTCGCAGCCGTCTTTCACGAAGTCGAATTTGATGTCCTGGGGAAACTTCTCGTCGGTGGTGACGACGATTTCTCGTTTAGTGAAACCGCTTGGGAATGCCTGAGTTTCGCTGAGTTGTTTGATAATGCCGGTTATTTCGTTGGTGCTAGTCATTGGTATTGGTGTTGGAGATTCATTTCAGAGAGATGCTTGGCCGCTCGTTGGTAGGCCGGGTCCACTTGCATCAGGGTGCGGTGCCGGCTGAGGGTGTGGGCGATATTGGAATGGCCCATGCCGAACAGGTTGCCGATGTCTTGGAGGGAAAACCCCAGGCAGGTGGTTCGGATTTCATGGGCCGCGAGCGTCCTCGCCATGACTCGCCGGGAGTTGCGGCCGGGCGTTTTCATTTCCTCGGGAGTGATTCCGGTGAGATTGGAAACGGTTTCGATGATTTCGGGTGCGGTCATAGGGACAGGTGCTTGCGGAGTTGAGTGAGAAACCACGTCCAGCCGTGGCTTTTTGATGGGGCATCGCCGGGAGCCTCGACCGTGATCCGGTCGCGCCTGGATCCGATACGGATCGTCCAGCGCCGGACTTTGCCCGTTCCGAAATCCGTCCACTGGAGGCAGCCCAGCGCATCCCCGGCTTTCCGCGGCAGGTTCTGCACGTCGTTTTCCGCCATTTCGCGCAGCCGCTCGGCCATGTGCTCCATGCGACGAGCGGATTGCACCCGCTGGGACGCTTTCCCCATCGCGCTCATTCTCAGCCGCTTGCGCTCGGCACGTTGTTTTCGGTAGTTTGTCATGGTCGGTCTAATAACGTGTTCTCCGGAAATAATTCAGATGCCCATTCGCACCATTGGCACTTGTCCTCGTCACATTGGTTGTGTCCCGCGTCGTTCGGGTCAGCGTGGACCTGCATCACGTCGCGCAGCAAACGTTCCACACGATCCCAGCGGACATAGCGAACATCGTGATCGAACACCTTATCAGCGCACCATGTCACAAATTCCAGTGCTTCTTCCGGCACTGGTTCATCCAGATCATCCGAGTCGCCGTGCCATTGCAGATAAATCGAAGACGGAGAACAATTCGTCGCATCCGATGGGCAGGAGCTTTCCAGTTTCTTTCTCATGGCTTTTCAGTGTCGCCCACGGATGGACTTTGTTCGTTCGTGGGATTCATTTGCGCGGCTTCTTGGTGGTTCGGAGCCGCGCAAGACAGCCCTCCTGAGTGACCGCGTAGGGTGTCGTTTTTGATGCCTCCCACTCCCAATAGGTGCGGGCCGGGACACTGAGCAGAGACGCGGCTTGCGCCTGGGTGATTCCCAGGCGCTCGCGCTCTTGTTTGAGTTGGTCGGCGAACATGATCAGAGGGTTTCGAAGTCTCCGTCTTCGTCTTTTCCAGCCACTTCGATTTTGCTGATCGAGGTTTCGCTCCAGTCGTAGCTATCGGCTTCGAGGTCGGCCACGTCGGCGTTTTCGAAGATGTAATAGACCTTGGCTGGCACTCCTTCGATTTCGCCGTATTCGGCCCACTCTTGGGCATCGTCCCAAGGGGCAGGCATGCAGCGGCTGGTTGGGAAGGCTCCGTCGCGTCCGGCTTGGAACTTGGCGAAGGCTTCGGTGATGGCGGCGGTGTCGGTGATGGTGGTCATTTTTGTATTTGGTTTGGTGTTGGTGTCGCCCAGTGGCAACGACGAGACATTCGCAGATTCTGCGGATTACGCAAGAACTATTTTCGCAGAATCTGCATATTTATTCCGACCGTCCCCAAACCCACGAACAAGGACCTGATGGCAACGGCGATCAGCCGTTGCCTGCATTCCGAGATTTCTCCGCCGTGCCATAGGTCAATCGTTCTTCGGAGAAAGCGCGGATCGGAGTCCTTCGTATGCCAGCATCGTATTGTGCCGACCCTTCGCGGCGATCAGGACGGTTGCTGCATTAACAGCCTCAGCCAGCTTGTCGCGCTGCCTCTCCGCATCAATCATGCGTTCTTGCGTTTCGCCAAGTCGGAGTATTGTTTGATCCAGTTGATCGTCGTTGCCGAGTTTTTTAAGCCAGTGACCGGCCATTCCGAGGATATTTCGTTCGTTTTCGTTTCGCCAGTCCTCGGTCATCATTTGGCAAAGTTCTGCGCCGAGGTTTTTCAATAGTCTTCTGCGCGTGTTCATAGTTTCTGGTTTTGGTTCATCTTCGGGGTTAGGCCACCCGAGGCCGTCGAGTCCGCTCATAGTTTCATCTCAGTTGCGTCCACGGATGGACTTGTTTCGTTCTCAAAAATAATCTTCGTCAGGCGCGTGGTGACTTTAGCCGCGCATCTTTCCGCGCCCGCCAGCGTTTTGAACTGCGCCCAGCAGCGCCACAGCCCATCCACGTCGTGCAGCACGGTGTAGCGGATCGGATTTGGCGGTGGGTTGCATTCGTCCAGTCCCGCATCTCGAATTTTTTGGTGGATCGGGCTGGTGGCCCACGTTGAGGCAATCAGAATTTCCCGAGTGTCGGCCACGATTCCCGCAGCGTGATCGAGATGGCCGTGGATCCGCGCCCATTCGATCCATTTGGCCAGCGTGCATTTGAGCCGGATATTTTCACTGGCGAGCAGATCTGCATCTTCCGCCGCGCAGTCCGGGCAGGATAGAAAGTCGCAGCGTTTCAGCAGCCGGCATTTGGGGCATTTGGTTTTCATGCTTGGGAGCGGTAGGAGGGCCAGTTGAATTCGATGGAAATGCCGTTCTCGGTGGCGCGGCTGACGATGCTGTCGCCGAGTGCCTGCGAGAGTTCGGATTTGGTCAGGTTGGCGATCATGATCGTCGGCCTGTTCGCCGCGTAGCGGGCGTCGATGACGTGGGTCAGCAAGCGGTCCTCGAACGGCGTCTCGCCGCGCTCCTGGATCTCGTCGAGGATGAGCAGATCGGCTTTGGCCAGCTCGTCGATGACATCCATTTCCGAGCGCTCCGATCCCTTGCGGAAGGTGGCGCGCACTTCGAGGAAAAATCGCATTGCCGTCCGGTAACGGCTCCCGCCGACCATGAAGGCGAGTTCCGCCGCCATCCGGGTTTTGCCGCCGCCGCGCTTGCCGTATAAGACCACGATGCCGTTCTTTTTGACCCTGTCGCGGGCCACTCCATGAGCAGAGAGCCATTTCTCGCCGTGCGGCGGGGTCTTCACGGCCTCGCAATACTTTTCCGGCCAACCGGTGCGCGGGCCGAGCGCCTGCCATGCCCTCGTGTCCCTGCTTTTGATTTTGGCGGCCAGCGCGGTGGCTTCGATTTCCTCCGCGGTCGGCTGGATTTCTTCCGGCGCCGCCGCGATCAGGTGGTCCAGGTTGTTGAGTAGTTGGTCGGGTGTCATGGTAGTTCTAAATTTTCCTGATAGCCGCGCTGCCGGTGCGCGGGTTGTTGTTTAGCGGCGGCCTTCTGGCTCGGCAGCCAGCCTTGGCTTTTCCACTTCCGCATTCCGGCCTGCCAGTCCTTCGTGGCTGAGGAACCGTTGCGCCATCCGTTCGACTCCCAGTGGTCGAACATCGACTCCCCATCGCTCGCCGGCATTCCCAACCCGACGGCGTAGGCTTTTAATTCATCCATACTACCGCGGGCCTTGTTATTACTCGTAAGAGTAATAACACTCTTCTCTTCTCTTCTCTTCTCTAGTACGCTTTTTGTCCGCTTCGCAGGCGGACAAATGTCCGCTTTTCTGGCGGACAGTTTGCGACTCGAATCTTGCGCCCGACGCTTTGCGGATTGCCCATTATGTTCCTCAAAACGAGGGACTTGCAAAGACTCGCCGTCGAACTCCAGCCAACCGACTGAAATCATCGCGTCCGCCAGTCCGGTTATTCCGATGATTTCGTCGAGCAATTCCGGCGTGTATCCGTCGAGTTTTCCGTTCGCCGTCTGCTCGTCAAACAGACACCATGCGGACAAAAGTCCGCCAACTGTCCGCAATCTGTCCGCTTTCAATGCGGACGAAATGCGGACAACCCGCGGATCGCGCGGAAGGCTTTTATTCATCTTGATCCAATCTCCAGCCATATTACTCAGCCCTCCCGGTTTTCAGTGTCTTCCCCACCCGCGCGGCCTCGAACCGCTCCAGGTCATGGTCGCGGATGATTAGCCCCACCGTGATGCGGGTCTTGTGCTTGCGTTGGTAGTTCACATCAGCCAGCTCGCTGGCCACGCCGAAGGGGATGTTTTTGGAGCGAGCGGTTCTCATTAGGTTTTTGCCAACCACCAAGGTCATGCCTCGCGGGATGTCCTCCGTGGAAATGTCGATGTCTGGATTGCGGTCGATGGGGGTCATGGTTGTTGGGTTCCGTATGCGGCGATGAGCAGCGCGTCGGCTGTCGAATGGGTGACTTTCATGCTCGGGAATAACTCCTGCGCCCGGCGCTTTGAGACGTTCTTGTCGCCTTTCGTTAGGCATCCCATCACCTGCTGCCACTTCTGCGGGCGCACCCGCTCGAAGGGGATGCCGGCGGCGGTGAGCGCCATCTCCAGGTGGCCGAATCCATTGCCGAACGTGAAGGAGCTTTTCACCCCCATCTGCGGCGAGGAGTGGACGGCTTCAAGGTAAGCTTTGCACCCGCCCTCGCCCTGGATGTCGCGGAGCAGCTCCCACAAGTCTTGCAGCGTCTCCGGCATCTTCTCCACGCACGGTTTCCCGTCCGCGATCCACGCGATGCCGCCTGACTTGCCCGGATCAATCCCGACGGTGGTCATGGCGCGCCCTCCCCGAATTGTTCAGCCATCAGCCTGCCCATCGTCGCTGATACCTCTTGCAGATAATTGGAGAACGATTTCAGACCCTCCAGCATGTCGTCGGTGTAGCCGTCCCGCTCGACCCGAACGTGAAAGCTCGGCAGGCCCTCATGATAGGCGAAGAAATGGTATGCTTTGCACCCCAGCACCGCCATCGTGCCATGCACCTGGTCCCGGTAAGAATCCGGCAGAGTTCCCGCTTGGTGATACTCGATCAACTTCGACGCCCGAGGGCATTTGATTTCGATACCCTCCCCGGTCGATAGAATCAACCCATCCGGCGAGGCTCCAAACAGCCCGTGCCTGGACTGGGCAAACCCGATAGGATCCACCAGCAGGCCGGTGAGGCGCGAGAACTCCTGGATCGCCTGCGCTTCCCAGTCGATCCCGCGCTGGATGTCGGCAGAGACGAAAACCGGTGGGTCGGGGAATCCGGCCAGTCCAGCAAGAACCCCAGCCGCTGCCGTCCTGCGGGCCTTCTGGCTGGTCTTGTCATTCTTGGTGAGCCACGCACCGAAGTTGGATGCCGTCAGCCTGCCTTTGCGCGCGTCGAACCATTCCGGCGTCCGTTGGTCCACGTCGATCAGATTGCACTCGGCGTAGCTCATGGCGCGCCCTCCTCCGCGTCCATGGCAGGCATCTCAGCCTCGATCACCGGCTCGTTGGCCAGCGTCGGCAGGATAAACGAAGGCGCGGTGGGCGTCACGTTCCGCATCTGGAACTGGTCGTCGTCGCGTTCCACATGGCGGAAGATTTCGCTGGAGAGCGGCAGCATTTTCGAGAGGCGCCGGACCACCGTCTTCTTCGCCATTTCTGCGAAATCCGTCACCCATGGGCCTGACTTTCCCGCCCGCGATCGGTTGCGGATTCCTTCCACCTCGGCCTTGGTCATCACCGCACTTTGCTTCTCGCCGGATTTCATCACCGCCTCGGCATAGACGGCCTGCATCGCCCCGCGGTCTTCCCGCCAGTTGACCGAGTGGGAAACCTCCCCGTTAGTCCACGCGAACTCGTCCTTGGCGCAGACCGTTTCGGAGCGCAGCGAGACCACATCACCAGAGCGGCGGATGAGTTCGACGATCCCCTTGTAGTCGATGATCAGCGTGCATTCCGTTCCGTAGGGGATGAGATGCGCCCGCCGCCCGTCTGGCTCCAGTCCCATCGCTGAGAGGTCGAGCAAGCACTTCATCAGGCTCGCCGGCGTGCAATCCGCCAGCTTCGGCGTCCGGGTCAGCGCAGTGATTGCCACCCGTGCGAATCGTTCCGCGGTGAGGTGTTTTGGCAATGCCAGTGCGAACTGCGCCCGCATGGATTCCGAGTTAATGATTTCCTTCAAGCCCTGCGGCTTCTTCGTGATGATTTGTGATTTCATGGTGTTATTTTTTGGGTGAGTTGTTGTTATTTGCTAGAGATGACTGGCTTCTTATAGGCGAAGATCCCCAGCAGCGCCGCGCGGCCTACCACGTCCTCGTCCGCCGCCGCCAACTCCTTCAGCCATAGCAGCACCGGCGTTCTCTTAACCTCCAGCGAGACGAACATCGGCTCCGCCTTGTAAACGTGAGTGACGTTCTCGATGTCGAAGTCCCAGGTGAACTGCTGTGCCTTTTGGTCGATATGTTCGGCGATTTCCCTCGAGTATTGGATCGCCAGCGAGTCGAGCAAGTGGGCGCGGAACGGCTCGTCGGTGTCATAATCCCCGGTGGCGATCTGGCAGGCGTCTCTTTCCCGCCCGCTCATCTGGTTGTAACAGCGGGTGAGCAGCGCCCGGGCCGTCTGCGAGTATTCGTGCCTCGGCTTTTTGGGAATCGGTTCCCCGCCCGCTGCGTCACCATCTCCCACTCCCCAGAGTGTAGCGATGGCATCCGCCGGCAACATTGCCACGGGCGAGATTTCGGCGGCACCACTCGGCGCCGTGAAAGTGTTGTTAGCCTCCCAAGCGGCGTCGCGCAGTTGGTCGTGCATCAGGTCGGCGAGTTCCTCACACAGCGCGCTGCGGTCGATCTTCTCACCAGTATCGTCTTCGGGGTCGTAATAGGTTCTCATGCGAAGATGGAGTAGAGGATCACGCCGGCCACGCCGCAGAGCACCAGCAGCGCTGCCGAGATGACCGCCATGGCGAGCATTTGAGCGCTGCGGTAATCATCCTGGTCCGCCACGCGCCGCAGCAGTTCGAGGTCCGCCTTCGTGTTCCGCCCGAACGTGTCCGAGCTTTCGCGTTTGATTTGGTGGTCGTTCATGTTAGTCAAGGGTGATGGTTGCTGAGAAATCGTCCATTGCGTCGATGATCCTGGAGGCCTCGGAGATCGCGGAGTATTTCCCGCGGAACGTCTCCACATCCCGCTGGCATTGCCTGACGATCTGGTCGCGGTAGCTCTCCACCTTCAGCGCCTCGGCGAATCCGACGTAGATCCCCCGCTGGCGGCCGCTGGCGATCGCGTCCTCGATCTCCTCCTCGGTCGCGTCGTCATCCGGCTCCACCACGTTCACGAACGCGCGCACCTTGATGCTTTGGTTGTCCGAGTGGTGATAGGTCACCTTGATCCGGCGGATCAGCATCGACGCTTCGTGCAGCCGGTATTTCTCCGCCGCCTTGCCATCCTCCCAGGTGAAAAACGCGTGCAGCGGCGAGCCTTTGCGTTTCGCGTCTGCGAGGACGATTTCCGGCGTGATGGTGCCGCCGTGCTTTTCTGCCAGTGTCCGCACCGCGTCTGCGGCGGTGATCTTCTTGGTGCTTGTGTCTGTTGTCATGCTGTTGTGTGGTTAGAGATTTTCCGGCCATTTATACCCCGCTCTCCGGTCGCGGTTTGTGTCGTGCTATTCCTGCGATGCCGCGCCAGGCCGGGCCTCGCCGGGCCTGGCCGTGCCTGCGATGCCTCGCCTCGCCACGCCCCGCCTCGCCTTGCCTGCGATGCCTCGCCTCGCCCGGCCGTGCCTCGCCATGCCTGCGATGCCGGGCCGGGCCTCGCCCTGCCTCGCCATGCCTGCGATGCCGTGCCGAGCCCTGCCGTGCCGAGCCCTGCCGTGCCGTGCCTGCGCTGGTGGTTGGTGGGTTGGAGTGCATGTAGCGTTAGGGTTGCCGTGGAGGATCCGCCACGGCGTCGGAGATTGTTTCTAGCCGAGTTTGAAGGTTCCCCAGCCCATGCCGGCGCTCATCTTGCTATCTGGCCTGCCCTCGCCGATCCCGACCTGCGCCCCGACTCGCGTCATCAGGTTCGCCGCGTCGGTGGCGGTGAACTGGTCGGCGTCGTATTGCACCCGGACCGTCGCGGACCATGGCCAGAACTTCGCCCGCACCCGCAGGTCGCAGACGCCGGTCGCGTTCCGGGCGTGCATCAAGTGGCTTTCCGGCGTGCCGTCGATCTTGATCAGAGGCACGCCGTCCACCTTGTCGAAGCCGTCTGGCAAGATGAACACCGAGAGCTTCGCCAGCGTCATCTTGAAGCCCACCAGGCGGCAGGCGGAAATCATCCCGTTGCGGAACGCGCTGGCAGGGATGCCGTTCCATGGCTTCTTGTCGTCGCTCATGTGTTGCGCCTGGAGGAAATCCTGATGGAAGTCCCGCGCCTCCTTGGCCTTCTTCTTGTTCGCCTGGCTGCCCGCCTCATGCTTCTCTCTCATCGCGTTGATCGCCTTCTCGGAGAAACGCAGTTGGATGTAGGGCGCCGTGCCGATGATTTTGAACTCGGCGGTGTGGATCTTCGGAGCCGTGATCTGCACGGTTTCGCGTTTGTCTGCCGCGGCTGCGGCGGGTGTTGCTTTCTTGGTTACTGTTTTCATGTTTTTGGTTGGTGGGAAATCAGAGTTGTTGGTTGAGAACGAGGATCAGCAGCCCGATGCAGGCGTTGACCCCGAGGAGGATGGAGAGTGCGATTTTCATGGTGTTGGGTGGTGAGGTGGTCCCCGCGCTGCTCGATCTTTCTGGCCGTAAGCCGTGAGCATTGGTCGCTACCCTGAGCAGCGCGGGAAAATTGGTTAGGATTGAAAAACTCGGAAACAGATGCCCTTCGGCTGCTCGATGCCGCGGAGCACCCAGAACGCATCGCAGGCCCTGGAGACCTGCGCCGCCTGCACCAGCGACATATCCGGCCGTATCCCCGACTTATGAGCGCGCGGCCCAGCAATGTTTCGGCCGTTGTAGCTCATCGACGTCTTCTTGCTGGCTTGCTTGCGGCTCACAGGGTGGGCAGGGGTTAGCGTTCGACGCTCTTGCGGATGTGTTCCAGCAGGTCGGCCCGGCGGTAGCGGGTGGCTCCTCCCAGCTTCACCCGCAGGATCGGCAGGAGGTTGAGAGTCTTGGTCGTCACCCGGAGCATGGCGGCCGCCTCGTCGCGGGTCAGCAGCGCTTCGGCGAGCAGCGCATCCGCGGCGATGATCGCCGCCTCACGCATCACCACTGCCTCCTCGGCCGCGTCGAGTTGGACGTAAGTGGTCATGCCTCGTCCTCCACGTTGGCGGCCGTCACCTGGCCGGTGAGCTGGGCGATCAAGACCTCCACGCCACGGTCGAACGAGAGCCGCAGCACATCGGCCTTTTTCAAGCCCAGCGTGGCGGCGGCAGACTCCGCCTTCTCGTTGAGTTCGACCGGAACGCGGATCGAGATAATTACATCAGTGTTGATTGTTTGGGTGTCTAAATCGTCGGACATGGGCGCACCGTAGCGGTAGCCGCTATCGCTACAAGAAAAAAATGTTGCGCGGGTAGCGTTTTGCGCTACGTTCCTTAAACCCGTAGGGAAAAATTCATGAAAAATTATCCACTAACCAGCATCAAGGTCTCCGACGAGACCTTCAAAAAACTCCAACAGGCCGTCAAATTGTCCGGCAAGGACACTGCCGAAGTGAGACGGCTCTGTCTCAAGCTCGGCCTCGACGCTTTCGCACGGATGGACTTCGACATCGAATCCTATGCCAGCTCATGCCTAGCCACCTCTCCCGCCACGCAGGAAGCCCTTGCTCCGCTCAAGTCCCTTCCCGACTCAGCAAACAAGCGCGCACCCAAACGCGCCTAACGGTGCAAATGACAGATGCGGCAAGCCGCCATCCCCGTCCAGCAAAAAAACCGAAAATTCTAGCACTAACAGATACCCCCCCCCCCCACTAACAGAAAAGATCATCCCATTCCACCCCCGCCTTGCCGACCGCCGTTTCAACTGAGCCCCCCGCCGCCATGTCCTCCGTCATCGTCCGTTACCGCTCCGTCACCATCACGGTCTATCCGTGGCGGCACAGCAGCGGCCGGGACTACTGGCGCTTCAAACACGCCGGCCAGACCACCACCCGCGCCTCGCTCGACAAAGCCAAGGCCGAAGCCCTCACGCTCTGCAAAGCCACCTTCCGTGGCAGCCTCGACCTCGCAGAGCTAACCCCGGAGCAAGCCGCCGCCTGCCAGAAAATGATCGCGGCCGATCCATCGTGCGGCCTGATTGACGAGTTCCTCGTCTGGCACGGCAAAGCCCGCCCCCACAAATCCTGCCACGAAGCTCGCGCCGAGTTCCTCGCGATCAAAACCACCAACGCCGGCGATAGTCCCCACAACGTCGCCACCCTCACCCGCCACCTCCAGCACCTGCCAGACCTCACCCTCTGCGACTTCACCCCCGCCAACCTGCCGCCGCTCCCCGGCAGCGCCCGCTCCCGCTCCAACCGCCGCAACGCATGGATCACGTTCTTCCGCTGGTGCGTCCGCCAGGGCCACCTCCCCCACGGAGAACCGACCGCCCCCGAGCGGCTCGACGCCCCCATCATCGTGCGCGGCGTCCCCGCCACCTACACCCCCGCCGAGCTGCAAATCCTCCTCGCCAACGTCGCCGGAAAACACCTCGGATGGCTCGCCTGCGCCGCCTTCGCTGGCATCCGCACCGAGGAAACCTGCCCCAGCCCGCAAAGCCAAAAATCCCCGCTCATGTGGGAGGACTTCGACTGGGCCGCTGGCATCATCCGCATCCGCCCCGAGACCGACAAAACCAACCGCCGCCGCATCATCCCCATCCTCCCCGCGCTTGAGGATGCTCTTAGCGGCGTCCGGCAGACAACAGGCAGAGTCGGTGCCGTGTGCTCCCCCACCACGCCCCCTAAAGGCCGCCAGCAAGCCGAGACCACCCGCCTCGGCAACCTCATCGGCGGGTGGAAACGCAACGCCCTGCGCCATTCATTCATCTCCTACCGCGCCGCCGTCGTCGGCATCGCCAAAGCCGCCGCCGAGGCTGGCAACTCCGAGAGCGAAAGCCGCAAATCCTACCAGGACGCCAAGTCGTCCGAGGAGGCAGACCAATGGTTTTCCATCAGAAAAAATGCACCCCAAATGCCCCCCCGCAAAATGTGGGCGCAAATCCCTCGGTGACCCCTAACCCCCGAAAAAGCCTTGCGGAATATAGGTAGCCGGAACCGCTACTAACCACCAGTAACAGATGCAGAGGATTCGAATCCCTCCCTGTCCGCCATATTCTATAAGGGTTTGCGGGGTGTGTTCCCCGAATGTTCCCCACCCAGCCGCCGATCACGCGCGTTTGTAGAGGGTGACGCGGCTGCCGCCGTGGCAGACGCGGCGGGTTTGGATGCCGGGGCAGATGCTGAGCCGGTATTTTGCGGTCGGGTGCGAGATCCCGGCTTTTTTGGCGAACTCGGCAATGGTGAATTCGTCGGCCTGCTTGGGCAGGGCGATGGTCTGTGCGATGGCCCAGTCGAGGGAGGAGAGGGCTTGCTTGGTTTTGGCGCTTTTCATAAAATCCCCATTGGCGAGATCCAGTCGTTGCCTTCCCGGATGACGTGCCAGGCGTGCCAGGCGCCGGTCTTGTCGTTGATCATCCCGTAGATGAACCCTTGCCGCCAGCCCATCTTTGACGAGTAGCGGTCGGCGTAGTGCATCTTCTCGATGTCGCCGAGGCAGCCGGAGGACATGCTCAGGCCGCCGTCGGCGTGGGTGGCGACGTAGGTGTCGGGCTTGTGGACGTGGCCGTGGATGCAAGACCCCCAGTCGGCGTGGTGGAGTTTGGCTGGGCTGACGTTCGACGAGCGGAAGCCGTGGATGAATTTCGGGCCGCCTTCCGGCAGTTTGAGGAATTTGCCGACGATGTAGGGGGTCCAGGCGATCTTGCGCTTTTTGAACTCGGCCTCGCTTTGGCGGGCGAGTTCGGCGCAGTGCTCGCGCAGGACGCCGTGGCTGTTGTCGCGGCCGATCTGCCAGATGCGCTCGTCGTGGTTGCCGAGGGTGAGGAAGTTGGGTTTGTATTGGTCGAGGAACTGGATGCCGGCGTCGTAGTCCACCGAGATGCCCCCGGCCTTGTCCTCGGGGCTGGCTCCTCCGCGCAGGGGAGAAAAGTCCCAGAGGTCGCCGCCATGGATGCGGTAGTGCGGCTTGTAGTCGTCGGCGAAGCGCAGGATTTTCCTGACGGATTCATGGCAGACCAGATCGCCGTGGGAGTCGGCGCAGTAGAGGAAGCGTTTGAATGCCATGAGGGGTGGGGTGCTAGCAGGTCGCTTGGAAGTGCATCGCGTCGCGGCCCCATGCGGCTCCGGCGGAGAGCCAGCCTTCGCGGGCGAAGTGCTCCATCACCGCGAGCGGCATGGTCGCCTTTTCGGGCCAGGGGGTGTGGTTGCCGTTCCAGTTCGGTGCGAGGTCGATGGCGATGCCGCGAGCGTGGGTGGAGATACTGTGGCTGCCGCGCATGTTCCTGAAATTGTAGCACCCAGCGTAGTAGGCGAGGACGCCTCGGTGAGGACCGGCGGCGATGGCGGCGAGGACGATGCCCAGCGAGTGGGCCACGCGCTTGTGGCAGCGGATGCCGCTGACGGGTTTGCCATCGTATGCCACGCCGAGACCCGCGACGGGCAGGCGGACCAGGTAGTCCTCGTCCCCGGCGTCGCCGTAGTAGCTGGCGAGCGATGACTCGTCCTGGCGCGGCCATGGATTGGGCGTCGGCATCAGCGAGCGCAGGTAGCTCTGGCAGGCGGCGCGGGATTTGGGTCCCCATTGCCCGTCGGCGGCGAGCGGAAATCCGGCAGCGGCGATACGGATCTGCATGGCCTCGATGTCGGCGGGGGTCATGGCGTTAGTAGGTGGCGAACAAATGGGCGAGCAGTCCGGCGGCGAGCGCGAGCATGGCAACCAGTCCCGGCCACCAAGGTGGCGTGTCGGGCGGCTCCATGTCGTAGTTGCTGCTCATTTCTCGGAGATGATGACCAGGGCGCGAGCGGCCTCGTCGCCATTGACTGACCACTGCCGCGAGCCGTCAGGAGAGACGGTCAGCGAGCAGCCGGTCAGGCAGGCGATAGCGGCAAGCAGGAGGAGAGTTTTCATGGTGCGGCCTGGGTGGAGTCTTTTGCGAGGTAGCCGAGGACGGCGAGGGTCACGGGCAGCGCCCAGGTCTTCCAATCGGTCACGTCGTGGCCTTGCTGGACGATCCCTTGGATGGCGGCGGCGGCTGCGCAAAGCAGTCCGATGAGTGTGGTTTTCATTAGCGGTTTTTGTAAAGGCAAACACCAAGGCCGCAGCCTTTGCTCAAGCGATCAACGTCTTCCTGGAGCTTGGCGACGATGGTGCGAAGGCTGGCGATCTCAGTCGCAAGCGAGCGGTAGATGATGGCAGCCAGCGTCGAGATGACGGTGGCGAGCGCGAGCAGCACCATGAGGATCCATTCGGTCGGGACGGTCATTTTTGGGGGAGTTTGGGAAATGGGATCAGCATGTAAATCACGCACCAGAGGAGTTTAAGAGCGGTCATCATGGCTCATGCCCAAAAAATGTTGGGAACGTCTGGGTTGAACTCGGGGCGGGGGACTTGGATCTCGCTGCCAGCATCGTCCGTGACGGTCCAGTCGGAGGACCAGAAGATGAACTGCTCGCCACCTGCGGGAATCGGGATGCCTACGAGATCGCGGAATAGCACCCAGTATTGACCGTCGCCGTTATGCTCGCCAATGATGCAGAGAGCATGGGTGTGGGACGCGAGAGATGATTGCACCTCGCCGTTCTCATCTGGCGCAGCGAAGCCGTTGGCGATGCCGAATTGCTCAGCAATCTGCTTGGACGCGAATTTCAAGAGGTAGTCGGTCATGTCGTGAGGGTTTGGAGTTTCGCGTTGGGGAGGCGTTTCTTGAAGTAGCGGATGGATGAGATGTGTCCCGTTAAGCGGCTTCCGCTTCCGCCTAGACTACCGATATATAATGCCGTAGCGTCTGGAACAGTTCCCCCCGTATTTGTATCTGAATTACTAATCAGACCGTTGTGTGCACTTTGATAATCGTTAATTGCGTATGCTAATCCGAGTTTTATAGGGTAGATTGGAGATGTTACAATTCTTACTTCGCTTACGCCGCCACCCTCAAAGAAGTCTATATTTGTTGTCCCGTATAGTTCTATTGTCCGTGCTGCTAACGAGTTAGAAACAAACCTTGGCCCAGTTCCCAGCGAAGAACCGACACCAATCACACAGGTTCCAGCAAAGCGATTCCAGAACCCCGTAAAATCAGTCCCAGAGATCGAGCAAAGATCCGCGCTACGCACCACGCTGCCTGTCGTCGTCGGGATATAGGAGGTGGCGAAGGAGCCTGCTTCTAGTTGTGCGCCCCAGATGAAAATTGTTCCAGTTGTTCCCTCTGCGTTGTTTACGATCCTGCAAGCAAAAGACGTAGTTCCAGTCACCCACGTTTTCGCGACTACGCTAAATCTTTGCCACTCAGTTGTAACGCTTGCTGTAAGCGCGTCCCCCGCTGATCCAGCTGCTGTGGTTGCTATGATACAGGTTGTTGGTGCAGCCGCACGAAGCCAAACAGAAAA